AAGCAGTGGTATCAACGCAGAGTACTTGGGGGGGGTGCGCCTCAGGTGCTGAGGCGCGTCGCGATGGGCCCCCGGCTATGCCCTGACGGATTAGGTTCCCTTGTGCCTCACGTTAGGTGTCCTCTGGCCCCTTCCCGCGACCGGTTCGGTACCGACCTCCAGACCACGTCCCCTTGACGTGGCTTGGTGGCCTGCGTAGGAGGTGTCGCTCCTATAATAGTAGAACGCTTTCTACAGCAGTAACCATTAAGTCACTAGAGGGAGTGACAGATTGCTCTTAATCTAACAGTAATGTTAAATCAAGTAAACAACTGGTTAATTGCCGGAGGAGGCATTAAGAAATTAACTGATTTCTTAGTGCTCCTATTTGGTGTAAGCTCATTGTCCGACCTCGGTCGGTCAATTCGCTTCCTCTACCGAAACAATGGTGCTCAATTTACCGTCTTGTACTTGAAAGAGTGCAAGAGGGTAGTTGAACACTTTTGTTCCGGTGGGGCCCTTAATAATACCATTAGTCCGCCGTTCGTGGGATTAAGAAAGGGTTTACCTTCTTTCTTACCCACGGATCTAAGAAAGCGGATCCGCAGTGGCGAAAGAGTTGGCATTATGCTTACTCTGACGCTCCTGGGGCTTTATCGTGGACTAGTTGTCCCCCCTAAAGTCATGGTAGAGACCATAACAGATGGTTACTCTGGAGAGAGTGATCATTTGTTAGGGTTCTCTGACACTGTGGAACGCTTTCTTGGCCACCTGCAGATTGGGAAACTTAAAAGACCCCGACTGTGGTTAAGTACCAGTGTAGGTCCCCATGGGATGATGGGTAGTGTAAGTGCCATCAGAGATGCAGCCTCGCTGGTCTCCGGTGAGCACCAAACTATCCGTCTATTCCAGGGGGAGTACGCTGGTGCAGTCTATGGTCGTTGGTACAGAATCTGGTTTTCGATACAGGTCAGGTTCTTTGCCTGCGTCCATTGGATACTATTTCCCTCGTGGACCGCGCTGTCTGGCGTAACCTCTTGGCTTAGTCGACTCCACAGAATTGAGGAGCCGGCCGGGAAGGTGCGTATTGTGGCAATTACAGATTATTGGACGCAGCTTCTTTTGAAGCCCGTCCATAATCTTGTTTTTGACATCCTACGTACAATCCCTCAAGACGGTACGTTTGACCAGGAAGCCTGTGTAGCCCGCCTCAGGGATTCTATTCTTCTGAGGTTGGGTGAGCATGGTAAGGGAATTACCGTTTACTCATATGACTTGTCTGCTGCGACTGACAGGATGCCAGTGCACCTGTACCAGGAGTTACTCTCTCATATCATCGGATTTGAAGAGGCAACTCTCTGGAAGCATCTCTTGACCGCCCGTAAGTGGTGGGACAGAGATTCTGTATGGAGTAGTACTCTGCGTTGATACCACTGCTT